GGGAGTGGTGTTCCCGCTGGGGTGGTTATGCGCTAAGATAATGCCATGAGCGAGCGTGTCCGCTATGTACTTAGCAATAATCTTAACGTCCACAACCGTTCCCGCCGTTCCGCCTTGGCTTATCTTGGCATAAGACGTAACCACGCCGGCCCTGTTTAACATCATCAAGAAAAACGATTCATAAAGCTCAATATCTGCATGATAAAATTGCCTGGCGAACTCTTGGGCATCGTTTGAGCTTTTTATCTGTTTTTGCTCAAATATGGATGGCTCCGAAACGCAAGTAATTTGCTTGGTTTTTACATAAGTTGTTTTCATTGTTTTAGGGTTTAGGGTTAGGGGTTAGGTCAATTTACTTGCCAAACATATTGTCCGGCTTCGTCAAAGCGGGGAAATGATACCAATTTAACGCCGCTATACTTGTCATATAGGCGGCCTTGGTATTGTTCGGCTTGGCGCATGGTCTTGAATGATTTTGTAATTGTTTTCATGATTTAGGGTTTAAGGTTAGGCAAAGTTAAATCGTCAATCGTCAAATGCACCAATATCGTCAAATTATTTTATTATTTTTTTTATCGTCAATCGTCAAGCAATCGTCAAGGTATCGTCAATCGTCAAGGTATCGTCAGCCTATCGTCAAGGTATCGTCAATCGTCAAGGTCGGGACGGGGCCAACCGTCAAGGTCAAGCGGTTCAAAGGTCAAGCGGTCCAAAGGTCCAAAGGTCAAGCCAGGGACCAAGACCAAACCAGCCCGGCGGATCCATGCAGGAACCAGGGACCACAACAGGAACCAGGCCCAAAGGTATATATATAAGGAATGCAGCAGCCCCACAAAAAATAGATAAAAAAATTTAAGGGTAAAGGTCGCAATAGGTAGGGGCCGCCGTATCTTTGAGCCAACAAACAACCCAACCACTAAACCTCAAAACCATGAACCACGAAACCCAAACCCTAAACGCCATGAATTACACCCCAACCGCCGCCCGCCTCGTTTCCGAAAATTACCCCTACGGATACACGGCCAAAACCACTAAAACCGATTGGCTAGAATTTAGCCCCAAGAAAGGCTTCAGGCATTGCAGCCAAACGATCAACCCCAAGACGGGTCGCCCAAACGCCCCCAAAAAGAGCGTTTATTATGATATCTTATTAATGTACCGGGACGAATCCGGCCACGTTAAGACGCAAGCCAGGGATATTAGAGATTTGAAGGAGATCAACCAGACCGCCGAATTTTTGGCACGCCCTGAGATTTTCGCTTTGTTCACCGCTCAAGAAATCGAATATATATATATCAACATGATATTTCACAGCAAAGTGAGCGCAAAAGCCCAGGTTATCTATTGCGGTTCTGAATGGGATAAAATGAAGCCTTACTTTGCCGAACCGCTCAAGGAATTAACCCGGGCCGCAAACACCAAAGGAACCGAAAACAGATTTAATGAAATTCGCTTTGATATTGAAGCGATCGACGCTTTGAAGGTCCCCAATTACAACCCGTTCACCGTTAAGACCTACGAGAGTCGCATAATAAACGACCGCCTAACCTTGGTGCAGGTACCTAACCAACAATAAACCAAAACCCAAAACAACCCTAAACCCTTAAAAACCCCCAAACCATGAAAAACCAAATTTTGTCCATCGTTTCTCAAGCCTTCGCAAAAATCCACCTTAGCGCAAGTAAAGACGCATTGCACCCGGCCATGCAATACGTCCAATTTTGCACGCTGCCAGCAGGCCCCCAGGGGCCCGGCGGTTTGTACGCCGTAGCAACAGACGCCCATACCTTGTTTTGGCTGAATGTATCCGAGGTCCTAAGTAACCCAGAAATTTTGCCCGCCGAATTTTACCTCCACGCCGACCAATACAAGAAGCTCACAGGGTCCAAAGTGTATCTAATAGGCTACAACCAGGACCAAAAGACGATCCAAACCATGGACAAGGCCGGCAATACCTTAGACGTCCTGCCGTACCTGGATGTTGAAGGAATGCAAAACGGCCCCGGCAGGTATCCGCAATGGACCGCAATTTTACCCACCGATCCAAACACGCAATTAACCGGCGGGCAAATCGGCCTAAGCCCTAAGCTAATTGGCCGGGCTGCTCAAATCATGGACGCCGGCCCCTGGGTCGTAACCTTTAGAGACGCTAACCGGGCCGCAATTATCCAGTATTGGAACGAGGAAAACGGAACCGCCCAAGGTCTCATAATGCCGCTCATGCTCCACAACATGGAGCACAAAGAAAAACAACGCCAGGACCTAAACGCCAAATTAGCCCAGGCATACGAAAAAGCGCAAGACCGCAAACAGGAAGCTGAAGCCATGCAGGAATAAAGACAACAACAGCAGCGAAAAGAGGGCCCAATTTAGGGCCCTTTTTTTTTGGCCGTACTTTTGGGAATGGTCACAAGGGAGAAGGGAGAAGGGAGCAGGGCGGAGAATCCCACCATCCACACCCCCCCAAAAAAAACCGAGTCACCCTCCAAAGGTCCCTGATGTAGGGATAAAAGAAAGGACACCAAAATAGAGGACCGCCAGACCAAACGCCATCCCGACCCGACCGCCTGAAGGTAGCAAATGGGAACAAGTCCCCGGAATGAGGGATAAAAGAAAGGACACTTTTTTAGGCGATCAATCGTCACCCCCCGCCGTCAAGCTTCGCCGGTCCTGCACGCCGTCAAGCATGGAGCCAGGCAATAGGGCCCAAAGTAAGGTAAAAAGAAAGGACCCCAAAACAGGCAACCCGGCCACCGCAAAGGGTCCAGGCTGTAAAGCATAGACCCGGGCAGAATCCCCAAAACGGATTAACTATCCCCCACTCCCACTACTTCTCACCCCTTAACACAGTTTGACAAAATGGCTAAAATCGGGTACCTTTTTGACGCTGTTTTTAGACTCTTTTTGGTGTCCAAAATGCGACTCAAACGAAAATGAGCATAAGATTTAATATAAGTGTTTATATTCTATATAGATGTCTATATGTTATATAGATGTCTATATTTAATATAGATGTCTATATAGTATATAGACACTTATATATATAGTAAGGGATAAAAAACAAATTGCGCCCTTTGTGGGAAAAAACACCTTTTTTGTGGAAAAGGGGTACCCCCCATTTTTTTTGGGCGAATTAAACTTGACTTGTGGTAATTTTGTGGGTGCATGGCGATACATGAGTTTGTAAAGAAGAAGAGGGTTGAGGTTATTGAGGAGGAGGTCTCTGAGGCCCCTGAGAGCGTTCCGAATGTTGAACCGAAGGCAGAGATACCTGTTCTCCTAAACGCTCGTTCTACGAAGCCTAAGACGGTTACGAGGCGTGATATTCGGGACTTGCTTGATGCCGACTTGGACAGGACGATTGGCGGTGTGAAGCGGATGGATGCGTTGATTGCCCGATTGGTTACGGAGGCGATTCGTGGCAATATGCGGGCGATGGAATTGGCCTTGGCCTATTTGTATGGCAAGCCCCAGCAGCAGACCACGGCACCGAACACGGGGCCTTTTGTTCTTGAGTTGACTGAACCAATTGTGGATGAAACTAACGGCGAGGCAGAGTCAGGCGTATAAGATGGCTTTGTCGGGGGAGAAGCAATTCATCCTCTTTGGTGGAGCGATCCGAGGCGGAAAGACTTACTGCCTCCTTCTAACCTATATCTCCCTCTGCTCCAAATATCCCGGCAGCCGGTGGGTGATTATCAGGCAGAGTATGCCCACGCTTCAGCGTACAACGCTTGTGACCTTCACCTCCCTGATGAACCAAGGCTTAGGGATGCACGTTGCGTCTTGGGACAAGCAGGCGCAGATTGTGCGGTTCACCAACGGCTCCGAGTTGATCTTTATGGGCGAGAATTACGATACCGATAAAGACTTTGACCGATTCAAGGGCTTGGAGATTAACGGCGGTGGGATTGACGAGATTAACGAGTGCCAGGAAGGACTCCTTTACAAGGTCTTGGAGCGTGCCGGTTCGTGGCTGAATTGCGAAGGCCGACCGCCCATTGTCGTGATGGCCACTTGCAACCCAAGCAATAATTGGGTGAAGGAGTTGATTTACGACAAGTGGAAGGAGAACGACCTTCCCTCCACCTGGGCCTACATCCCCTCCAAGATTACCGACAACCCCCACATCCCCGAAGATTACCTTCAATCCCTCCGGGACAATATGCCCGAATACGAGTACAAACGATTCGTGGAGGGCGATTGGGAGGTGCAGGAAAAACCAGAAAACCCCTTCTTCATCTCTTACGAAGCGAAGAAGCACGAAACCCACAACGCTTCCTTCAACCCGAACCTACCCATTTACATCTCCCTTGACTTCAACCTGCAACCCTTCTGCGGTCTGGTGGCGCAGATGTGGACGGATAGCCAAGGGGACCACGTTCACATCGTTGACGAGTTCCAGGTCACGGACGGAAGCATCCCCAAGATGGTGGACACCATTAAGGCCAAGTACGCCCCCTTCCTGTTCTCCTGCCTGCTCACGGGCGATGCAATGGGCAAACGGGGCGATTTATCGCAGAGGGACAATGCGAACTATTACGAACAATTAGCGAGGGGCCTGGGATTGGCGCAGCGGCAGATCAAGGTCGCTCCGAACCCGAAGCACGAGAACAGCCGGGCGCAATGCAATTACCTGCTCCAATTCCACCCCGACATCAAGATAAACCCCAAGACGGCCCCCGGCGTGGCAAGGGACATGAAGATGGTGGCGTGCGATGCCGCTGGCAACATCATAAAGCGAAACCGATATATCATTACCCAACAATCCGACTTTGCCGACTGTTTTCGGTATCTTTGCAACAGCTTCTTGAGCGAATGGTACCTTAAACACCTCAAAAAGAGCGGTTACACACACTTTAACAACAATTTTGTCCCCGAACTTAAAACCCAACCAAGCCGATGAGTTGTCTTGAATGCACCGACTGCCCCGATATTGGCACCTTTGACATCTGCGCCGATAGCGTTGTGATTGGCTATACCACGCCAAGCGCAGCTGTTACCGTTGTGATTACCGATGTGACCCTTGACCGCCCCTTCCGTTTCACGATGGCCACGCCCGTGTCGGGAGCGATCACCATCCCCAACGCAACGATTGATAATCTCCAAGCGTATTTCGCCATTGGCCGAACCTACGAGGTACGGGCTTATGCGAGTTACACCGGCGGTGCCTCGCCGAACCTGGATGGCGTTAAATTACCGCTGACCCTTCCTCCGACCTACACGACTCCCGAATCCTGCTTTTCCTTTCAATTCAAATACATCATCCCGTAAGATATGCTGACGAAAAAGGAACGACACGCCCCTTGCGTGTTTGCATTGCCCGAATCCTTGCGGTTTTCTTTGCCAAAGTACAACATCACCCCATCTAAACCCAATCCCATGAAAAACCTAATTCTCCCCCTCCTGCGCCACGCATTGACCTTTGCTGGCGGTTTACTCGCTGCGAAAGGCTATTTGGACGAATCGTCCGTTGCCGAAATCGTTGGTGCGACCATTTCTCTGGTGAGCGTCCTTTGGATGACCTTTGAGAAGAAGAAATGACATCTCTTGACACGCTGGCACGGGCTTTAGTCATAAGCCTGATGACCGTATCGCTGTCCATTATGCTTGAGGAGGAACAACTCCTCGGCAAGGTGGGCAAGTGGTTCAAGAAAACCATCCCCCCGCATAAGTTTCCCAACCTTCACAAACCTATTTATGGGTGCGTTGGTTGTATGGCTTCGGTATGGGGAGGCATCTTCTATCTTATCACCGCCCCGCTGATGGGCTTTGGCCTCCTGCAAATGGGTGTCGTGATGCTCGTGGGCGTAACCCTCAATTTCATCCTCATTAAACTCTCGTGATACACAAACTCGTTTACAAGCTTTTCAAGAAGGAGCTGACCCAAATGGTGTGGGACGATACCTACAAGCCCGACAAGATGCGTGGCTTGAAGTTTGCGTTGACCTGTAAGGGCCACCGGTATTTCATTTACCAGAACATCTTTGACATCCCTATTGACCGAATGGGACGGATCCAAGACCTCGTGATTCAGTTGCAGCGGATGGTTTCAAGGGAAGAGCTGGATGTCTTCCTGGAGAACATGGAGGGAGCCTTGAACAAGGCCGTGGATGGCACCGCCGTGAAGAACCTGGCGCAGATTGGCTTCCTTGTCGGGGAGATGCGCAGGAGGAAGGATATGCTCGTTCACCCCGAAGTGATGATGGAGTTGGCGGGAGCGGTGTTGATCCGTGAAGACCAAAACCCAGGCGAGTGGAACAACGAGTTTGAGCAGAAGAAGGTGGAGGCGTTTAG